AATCCCGTTGAGCGGAGTCAGTAAGTCGGGCGGTGGCTGCATCATCCACGCTGGCGGGGCCGGAGGTAGATTGTTTCTGGCAGGTGGCGTTGAGCTGCAACCGGCGCTTGCCAGTAGCAACATCATCATGCAGATGATTGATAGTCGCTTTAGCATCGGCAAGCTCCTTCGTGTATTTCTCATCGAGTGCGGCCACATCGCGCTGGCGTGTCTGCATATCGGTGATGGTGTCGTGTGCCTGCTTCAGGCTGCTGGTAGCAGCGTCTCGCTGAGCCTTGTAGTCAATGGCATTGCCACGGTAAAAGAGTGCGAAGGTTACCGATCCAGCTAGGAGCAGCAGAACCAGCAGGATGAGTGCAGCAAGCACCCTAGCCTTTAAGGTCATCGGCACTCTCCGCCAGGCACATGGTGCGCTCCATATCGCGACGGTTCATTAATCCACGCCACTTCTGCCCGCCAGCGTAAATCCAGCGGCGTAGCTCTTCACATGCGCCATCAACATCGCCTGAGTTCAGACGCTTCAGCAGGGTCGATTTAGAGAACGCGCTGGTGCCAACGTTATAGGTGAAGCTATACAGGGCAGCGCGCTGATATTCACCCAATGGGATTTTGACCATCCCGTCGACTGCTTTCTTTACTGGCTGCAGGTCGTTCCACATCAGGCGATCGCATTCGCGGTCGGTATACTTCTTGCCTTTGATGATGTCGGTACCGGTGTGACCGTCGCAGACCGTCCATACGCCAGCCACATCTTTGTAAGGCTCATACACCCTACCCTCTACCCCATCCTTACCACCAAGGAATACCGTAGCGATAGCCATAGCTCCGCCACCCGCGACAGCAATAAGCTTATTGCGCAGGCTGTTTGACATAGCCATGGGTTAATCCTCGTTGATGTCTGGTGTTGTAGGCCAGCGCTGAAGGGCTTTGATTTGCGCCAGGGTAGCCTTGCGCTTGTAGTACCAGTTGATGCCGAGCGTGAACAGCGCGACCAGGATACCGGCCAGCACGCCTACAGCACTCCATTCATCGGGACTCAGCCTGGTCAACAGACCATTAGCGATTGTCCCGGCAGATGCGCCGTAAGCTGCGCCTGATGCCAGTTTGCTCATATCGATACTCATATCACCTCCGTGATTAGGGGCGGTGCTGTATGTAGTCAGAAGAAAAGTTCGCCCGTTGCCACACAGGAAAAGGTGAGAGTCGAGGTTGATTGGCAGGGGCGAAAAAGAAAAAGCACTAAAGAAGCAGTGCCTGTAAAGATTTAATCCCTTTTGTCGATAACAAACTTAACAAATGGAGAATGTAATAATGCAAAAACCGAGTTTCGTAGACTGGAATGTTCGCTTCCCATTAAATATGTATGGGCAAGTTTCATCTCAAATCCTGAATGAATGTCTTACTGACACCATTCATGAATCACTTGCGGGACACCGTTTCCAAGATGTTTCTTTTCTAGTCCAGGAGGATTGCGATAAAGAAGCCGTCCTAATTGCTCTTGTAGAGACGCTTAATGACATTGCAGATAAATGGGGACTCAAGAACCTTCATTCCTACACACATCGTGTAAGCACATTCGAAATTGATTATCTCGGCAAGGGCAACAAAGAATTAAAATTCGTTTAGTCTCATGCAGTCGCCAAAAGGCATGATTTATATATTTGGCACACCATCATGGACCCGAACAGCAGAGGTAGAAGCTCTGTGCTCTATCCAGTTGAGCTAATAACGAAGAACTTGGTGCCGAGCAAATGAATCGAACCTCTGACGCGCTACTTACAAGGCAGTCGCTGTACCATTGAGCTAGTCCGCCATAGAAATAAAAAACGCCCTCGCAGTTGGTGAGACCGCAGGGCGCTTTGATTATCACAAATCGATGAAACTGACTGGATTAAGTTAACGCGTCAAACAACAGCGCGCAACTTCAACTGTTAGGAATCATATCCCCAACTTCCTGAAAAGTAAATAGCCCACGATAAAATAATGAGCTATTTCCGATTGCGCTATCCGGTTACCTTATTCAGGGCTGAATTAGCCCACGATTCTTCAATTTCGAGCTTGCCGATCAGTTGGTCATAGAACGGCTTTCCACTTCGATCCCACGTAGCCAGGCTGATTGCATCGGTAATCTCGCATACGCTGCGGAACGCCTCCACAGCCGGGATGCGCTCATAACCGCGGCCACAGCAGCGCTTACAGTCGCCCATAACCGGCACACCCTGCTCTTCAGTCAGCTTGCGGTCAACCGCCCGACCTCTCCCGCTGCAGTCACGACACGCTAATGACACGACCCCCTTCCCGTTGCAGGTCTTGCAGAGAACACGTACAACCTCTCTCACGTTTCTGGTTGAGCCTCCTGATAGCGGTGACTTCATGGTGAACACATCAGCCTCAATGAACCCTTTTGACAGGCAGCATTCGCAGGGTTTGACGCTGGCAGCGCTGCGGCAATAATCCATGCAGGCATAAGTTGCGAGAGTTTGCATAACGGCTGGCTTAATATCAGTGTCTAGCTTGCGTAAGGCGGCAACCTTATCGCAGGTACTCAGTGCATGTTCAGTTAATAACGATACGGCGCGTCGGGCGTCGTTAGCGCTCACTCCAACTTTACCCATGAATGCAGCATAACCAAGCGGCGCCCGGCTCTGAGTCATTCCCATGGCAGCCATGTAGTCAGTACCTGATAGTGCATCTGAAGCTGTTGCAGGCGGCATACCCGCAAAACTTGCTGTTTTTGGGAAGTGATATTTTACTGTCGCTTCAAGGCTCATGGTGTTTCGTTCCTTTGTTTGATCAGCTCTCTGGTTTTCTGCCGGTAGTGCGCAGCCAGCTCCTGCAGCTCTTCCCGCGTCCACTTTTTCTGCTCATGCGGACCCATAAGGCGATCGAAAGCAGCCTTACCGATTTTCTTAATCAAGTTTGGCGTGTACTTTTCGATGTTGCCGGAAAGGTGTTGGTTGCAGGGTACGCACTGCTTATGGCAATTGGTTTCTTCGTAACGAGTAGCCGGTGAAGCGCCGCGAGTTCGATAGTGCCCAGCGTCATATTTTCCTTCGTGGAATCGTCCGCAGCTGATGCACGGATCGGCGGCATCGCGAGTGCGGATATATTCGTTGAAGGCTGACTGAGTTTGCTTATGGAAGTGACTGAGGGGCTTTACTGCTAACTTACGGATTTTGGTGTGGCGCTTTTCCTGCTGAGCTTCATCTTTTCGCCGTCGTTCTGCTTCCTGTATCGCCTTATGCCGGTCCTTCTCTCTCTTTGCCAGTGCTATTACGGTTCCGCATTCTGGTGAGCACCACGTTTGATTTGAGAAACCCGGATGAAACCATTCGCGACAATCCACGTTCTTACATCTTCGCCTGACTTTTCTCATCGTCCACTCCCATCAGTCCGTTCGGATCGTTTTCTACCCATAACTCTACGCAGGCAGCACAGCAATAAACTTCCTCCGTGGTGAGCCATGCTGGACAGCCAGCGCACCTGATAGCGGAGGTATCGCCAGGCGCAACGGATTGGGTAGTAGTCGAAGTACTCTGCATACTGGTAGTCCTCGTTACAGTTTTCGCAGTTAGCCCCGTAGTGATACTTGTCTTCTGAGGTGAGGATGGTGTGGCAGCGGCAGCAGCGTTCACGCATTCTTTAATCTCCCGAAGCCTAGTGTGACGTTAAAATGCTCAGCCGCTTCGAATACGAAACCATGCGCATTTCGCCCCCACTGAAGACGCCTGAAATCCCTCTCTCGCTTTTTAGCAATGGTATCTGCCTGCTTACGGCTAACTTTGATGATGTTGAAATCTGAGTCTGTGCATGGCTGCCCATCAATACGTAATTGCTTGAGTTGCATCTTCAGCTCCACATTGGGTTTCTGAACTGCTTAGAAGGCTTTGGCTCTTCCCGGAACTCAGGCAGCAAGGCGCTCACCAGCCACAATCGTGGGTCTGCTGAGAGTGTCTTCTGAGTTTTGATATTGCGGGAGGCGTAGCGGGAAAGGAGTTCAGTAGCGGTTTCGGTGTCTACAGGGTCATGAGTGAACCACGATTTCATGGCGCCCCCTTACCGAGTTCAGTAGCTGATTGAAATCTGACATAACCGGACTGACGCCAAAGCCTGCCTGCTCGTTTGCCAGCCTGTAACGGCATGAGTTGTGTTTTGCGCCGGTAATGTGCTCCTTCACAACTTGATGCCCGCCGCAGAGAGTGTTGAGAGTGTTAGACACATTGGCCCGATTAGTGCGGCAGGTCTTGCATACTGGCCCCATCAGCTCTGATGTCTGATGCCATTTCCCGTCAGAGAGAATGCCCAGTAATGCTGCTTTGATTTTGCTCATGGTGTACTCCCGAATCTTCCTGCCCATTCAGCCGCACGCGCTGACTCGTCGCTAAACCTGACGTTCTGCTCTGCACCGAAGGCATGGATTAAGGTGATTAAATCTCGCATCTCACTGACGCGCATTTTGCTTGTTGACTGGCCCAGCACCACAAAGCCGCCATTGATACCCGGCACCGTCTCCTGACCTTTCAGACTGGCGCTGAAAATATGTTTCCAGCATTCTGAATCGAGTTTCTTTCCGTACCAGACCACCTGGCTCGATACGTCATGCAGGCAGGCCCAAAGCATGCGATTCTGCGCAAGGCTTCTGGTGTCTTCCTGAATGGTTACCTGCAGAGGTTTGTCGGGATTAGCGGGGAGTTGCTGGATGGCGCTGATGCAGTTCTGTCGGATGTTGCTGTCACGCAACAGGTAACGTTGAGTCTCCATCGCGTTTGTCTCGCTTTAATGCGTCGGCCAGCACCTTGCGTATCACCGCCGGATAGCAGGTGAAGTCATGGAACTTGCGGCCGTGGCTGATAACTTCCTGCAGAAGGGCTTCAAATTCGTCATCTGGCAGGAGATAGGTTGATTTTTTGAGGGGGATTACGTTGTTCATGATTGATCCTGCTTTCCACGGGCCAGCCACGATGCCTGCCAGCAATTCCAAGCGTTTGCTGTAGCAGGGTCATCATACTCACCTTCAACGATATGAAGATCGAACCCAAACTTGTCAGCCCACTGTTCGAACTCGTCTCTTTTCAGCTCTTCGTTGTTTTTCATCGCCACCACAACTCAATACATAATTTGCCAACCCAAAAAGCACGCATCGGGCCGTCATGCCATAGTGAGAAGTATCCCCATTTTGATTTCTTATTCCAACTGACGCCTAACCACCAACCACCATGCCGACCCGGAATTGGAATTCTCATCAAATTTCTCCACGTTTCTGACCTTTGGCTGGCTGTTGCTCATCTTCAGCATCAACGATAAGGTCGTGTGCCTCTCGCGCCAGCATGTCGATAGAGTGCATGCGCGCCCGGAACTGCTCCGGCGTCAGGTCGCGCTTCTTAGCCAGGTCGATGATTGCCAGCTGAAGGTTACGCGCCTGACGCATCAGTGGCGGTGTAATTACCAGTTGAGTTACCTGTGTCATGCTGCACTCTCCCTACCTTCAAGCCAGAAGAAAAATGCCCGGTCTACGGTGGCATCCTGATAGCCAAGATGTGACCGGGTCAGGTTGTGCCTGTCGCCGTGAACGCTGCGATACAGGCGCTCAAAGCGGATACGGTTCATCTCAGTCATGGCGGCCACTTCTCAGCCCAAAGCGGCGGCGAATGTCGGCAAGGTGGTCCAGCGCCTTTTCGTTACCGGTCGGGATGTGGAGTTGTGGGATCTGTTTGCGCGGCGGCGGGATGACTTCGCCAGCTTCGATGCGGCGGGACATCTTGCGCAGCTCATCACCCAGACGTTTGCGGCATTCAGAATCCGTCAGGTTGAACGAGCGCATCTGGTTGTAGACCGCTGTCACCATGTGGAAACAGGCCGGGCTTTCCCAGGGGAACTCTTCGCTGCTGTCGTAAATGCCCCGATCGCGGCAGTACAGGCGGAACATGTCATAAAGCTCTTCGTCGCTTGGCAATCCCGCAGCGCGATGCTCGCCCTGCTTGCACCACTCGATAAACTGGCCGGGTGATGGGAGGAACGGCGAGCCACTGGCGCGGGCCAGCTTCATGCCTGCTGACAGCTGCTGCTTATTGTGAATGCCGTTCTCGGCGAAAGCAGCGATCCACTGGCGCTTAGCTGCTGCTTCGTCGTTCGGGTTACGCCACGCAGTACTGACAGATGCCGGAAATACCTGCTTCAGGTTCGAAAACAGAGCATCGACAAGGCGCTCAACGTCCTCATGCACTCCACGCTCAATCGGGCGCGGTCCATCTCCTGCAATGCGAGCCAGTGCGCCTGCATCGCGGTTCTGAATTGCTGATACGAGATTTCTCATAGGAATTCATTCTCCCAGGCTTCGCGGCTGTTCCAGTGCTGAGCGGGTTGCTGAGCGACTGCCTGCCGGTTACGCCCTGGCTGGCTCATCTGCGCCCGGAGTGTGTCCCACTTGGCGCGGAGTTTTGCAGGGCTGAGGATATTGGTCTGCCAGAAGTGATCGGCGTTGGCCCACTTGAAGGTTTCACAGATGT